ACTACAGTTAATCATGATGATTCTGGTGTTACAGGCCATGTGTCATCAACTGTATCAGGATTGCTAAGAAACCCTGCAACGATCAACTCTGCTGTGACAATAAGTGCAGATGAAAATGCGGTTATGGCTGGACCAGTGCAAATTTCTAGTACTGGAACTCTTACTGTAAATGGAACTCTCGTAATTGTTTAGAAAGGAACTATGAATTTTTTAAAAGCTTTATTCTCTAGTTATATTGTTGTGGATAACAACGCCATACAAGCAAAAACTGGTGGCATCCACGACAAGCAATCTTTTGCTCAAAAAGCATTACATCGATCACTAATAATGAGTTGATATGACTATACCAACAGGATCAGGTACAGAGGTTCTTAAATCAGTTTTCAAATCGAACCTTTCTGATACAGGAATCGCCTTACTTCCAGCAGAAACAAATAAAATTCGGACTATACTTTCTTGTTTATGGATTGAAAAAGGTTCTGCAAATGAAACTGTTAATATGTGGGTAGATGCAGGGCGCAACGATGTTTCTGGGACTGGTTCAACAGATATTTATATTTTTCATCATCAACCTCTGGGTTCAAAACAAACATTAGTTTTTTCTGATAAATTTGTTTTGCAAGGAGAAGATGTTTTAATGACGAATCTTGGTGATTCAGGTTCTGTAGATGTTTATTTAAGTTACATTGAACAGGATTGGACATGAGTGGATTAGCTGGATTAAGTGCAGATGCACGATCTAAAACGATAGGTCAGAATTTTAGGGTGAGAGCATGGGTTAATTTTAAAGGAGATGGAACTGTAGCAATAAGGAGTTCAGGCAATGTTTCAAGTATTACCGACAACGGAACTGGTAATTACACAGTCAATTTTACAACTGCAATGGAAGATGGAAATTATGTCGTTACAACAAATCAACCCCCTTTCACATACACAAGTGGGAACAGACAGCATTTTATTCATGTTGAAGGAACTTCAACGTATTCCGCTTCGTCAGTAGACCTTAAAACTGGATCAGTAGCTCAAGGTGATGGAGCAGGAACTGCTTACGATTTTCCTGTGATGACCATAGCAATTTTTAGGTAACAAAATGAAAATTATTATTTTTCCAAGGGGGACAGGGATTTCAGTCATTCATCCAACCGGTGATCTACCAGTTGAAGAAACTGCACTTAAAGATGTTCCAAGTGGTGTAAAATATAAAATTATTGATGTTTCTGATTTACCAGAAAATAAAGATTTTAGAAATGCTTGGGAGTATGATTTTACAGACAGTTTTGATGGAGTAGGTGCATGAGCATTACGATCAACTTAGATAAAGCCAAAAATATTACCAAGGAACGTCTTAGGGTAGAAAGACAACCTTTACTAAAAGCAGAAGATATTAAATTTATGCAAGCACAAGAAAGCGGTGCAGACACAAAAACAATAGTGGCAGAAAAGCAAAGGCTACGAGATATAACTAAAAGTGTAGATTCTTGTAAAACTACTGATGAACTTAAAGCACTTAAATGTGAGGCATCATGAGTTCTGAAATAAAAGCTGATTTAATTAAAGATAAATCTGGCACTAAAACACTAGCTACTTTATCATCTAGTGCGGTTACTTTAGATTCTTCAGTTGTCTTTCCTGCAGGTGGTACTGGTAATCCTATTTCGGTTGCAATAATTTATGATCAAAAAGGAGCGACTACTGATGCAGGTGCAAGTGATTCAGGTGATAATTTCATAGCTAGAGAACTTAACACTAAATCTGATCCAGATTCAATTGCTACCCTTGGTTCTAATCAAATTACATTAGGTGCAGGAACATATCTTTTTAACTGGTCTTGCCCAGCAATAAAGTCTGACAGGCATTCATCTTTATTAAGAGATGTAACAGGAAGTGCAGATTTAACACCAGTAGGATCAAGTGAATATACTATCACCAGCTCACTTAATTCAACTCGATCAATGGGATCTTATATTCATACAATATCTTCTAATAACATTTATGAGATCAGACAAAAGGTGGGTGCTAGTCAAGCCACTTACGGAAGAGGCATTCAATCCCAAAATGGTATAAATAGCATTTATACTATTGTTGTAATTTATAAATTAAAATAAAAATGCCATACGCAAAAGTCGTAAACAATATTGTTGTTTACAAATCTTACGATAAAGAACCGAATTTAATAGAAATACCAGATAGCGTATTTGCTGGTATGATCCAAAATGAAGATAATACTTTTAGTGATCCACCTAAAAGTAATGAACAGTTATTTGATGAAGTACGTTTTAAAAGGGACCAGTTATTAGCTATGACAGATGTTTATGCTTTGAGTGACAGAAATATTACTGATGCAATGAAAAAATACAGACAAGATTTAAGGGATCTACCTTCATCAAATAGCGATCCTAGTAAGATAGTATTTCCCACTAAACCAGAATAAGGCATCATGAGTTCTGAAATAAAAATTAATACTATATCTGAAGTCACATCTGCTAATGGTGTTAGTATTGATGGATTAAACATAAAGGATTCTGCGGTTAATACTGGCACTATAAGTGACTCAGTAACCCAACCTGCTACTGATTATATTTTTGGAGCATTAGATGATGGTGCTTCTGTCAGTGCTGAAATGATTAATTTATCTGGTTCAACTGATCCTCATGCTAATTGGACAGGTTCTATTACATCATTTGGAGATGGTGGAGGAAGTACAGTAACAGGCACAACAGTACATGATTTTAAATTTAGGACAAAAGGAATTTATTATATTTCATTTAGTTGCACAATTTCTCGACCATCAGATGGTGACACAAGATTTTTTAAGAACGGTATAAGAGGTAATGGATCTACTTCAGAATCAACTACAACGCTTGCTCAAGCTATGGATCAAGTCGCAAATACAGGAAGTTCAACAGATTCAGGTAATGCTTTTTGTGCTTATACTGGCCTTTTCAATGCAAATGATCTTATAAATTTTTATGTTGAATCTGATACTACTGCGGATCTTCATTCAAGCACACATTTTTCAATTTTTAAACTTAGATCAGTTGCATAACTAAACCAGAAAAAATCATGCCTAGTATAATTCAGACCGACCAACTAAAGTCAGCCGATGGTGTAACAACTTACCTTAATTCAGGGACACTAAGTAACCTGACTTTTCCTGCTGATCATATTGTGCAAAGAGATTCTGTTCAAACAGGTGCATTAGTAACAGGCAATACTGCAGGACCGTATATTGATGACACAATACCACAAAATACAGAAGGTGATCAGGTATTAAGTCTTGCTTTTACACCAACTTTAGCTACTAACAAGATTGAAATCTCTATAAAAATCCAAGTTGGTGCGGATAGTGGGACTTTGATGGGTGCTTTATTTCAAGATACGACTGCGAATGCTATAGCATCATGTGTGCAATATCTTGCCGCTGGGGATACAGTAGTGAGTATAGGTTTAGATCATACAATGGTTGCAGGGACCACTTCACCTACAACTTTTAAACTGCGAGTTGGAACTCAAGTATCTCACAACATTTCGTTGAATGGTGTAAGTGAAGCAAGACTTCATGGTGGTGTGTGTTCATCTTCAATGATTATTAAGGAGATTCAAACATGAAAAAATTTCCTTTTTGTGAAAATGGGGAGGCAACCCTTCATTCTTTTCAAGACGATGATTTAGGTTTTGCACTTGTTTGGAAATATAATAATGAATCTGGAATTAGAACGTATCAAGGTCAAATAATAATATCAGATGACCCTAATCTGCACGGGTGGCCTAAGTCTCTGGGTTCAATACCTTCAGATTCAAAATTAAAAGAAATTTGTGACGATTACCGAAATAATTTTAGTTCTTTAGAATATTCAAGAAAACGAGCAGTAGCTTACGATCCAATCCCTGATCAGCTTGACCAGATTTACCATGATATAGATGGGTGGAAAAAGCAGATAAAAAGCGTGAAAGATAAATTTCCGAAGCCATGAGTGGACACCATCCTCCTGTTGAAACAATTATGGAACTAGATCAAGTAATGCTTTTGGTAGAAAGAATAGGACTGCCAGCAGTTATTATTGGATTCTGTTTTTATTATATAATGAAGACTCAACAGGCTCATAGGGATGAAATAGTAAGGTGGGAAAATAAGGATTCGGAAGGTGATTCTAGGCTTATAGATGTAATTAAAGAACAGAATGCTAGGAATGAGCATTTTGCTGAAGCTATTAGTAATTTAACTATCTCAAATAAAGATGTGACTAAGAGTAATGAACGATTAGCAGATGAGATTAAAGGCATGGCATCAGCTTTAATAAGGAAGTAAATGGCTAAAGAAACAACTGTAACAACAGTTACTAAACCTGATCCTCCAAAACCTGTCAAACTTAGCATGACAGTTAATGAGAAGATTCAAGTGAGTAGATTTATAGCAAGATTTGCCATAGCGTTATCGGCACTTGGCATTTTTGCATATATTGTTCATGTGATGTTACTTACATCAGATGAGTTACCAACATCGAGTAAAGACTTACTCAATATCCTTATTGGTGCATTTATACCGATAATTGCAGGCATAGCTAAGTTCTATTTTGAATCTGGAGGTGATTTGCATCAAGAAGAGGAAAAGAACCCAATTCCACCACATCCAGATAAAGAAAATGATGCAAGCAATAATTAATTGGGCTTATGAATTATTTAACCTCAAACCTAAAGAAAAGGAAGATATGCTCAACCTCGTATTGCCATTCGTGGCTAACATGCTGAAAGATATTGTAGCTGACAAAGCTCAATCTTTAGCAGTAGAACACTTAGAACCACATCTTGAGAAACTTCCTAAAGAAGTACGAGAAGCACTTGACGGTGCTGTCGATGGTGACAATTCTCATGGTCACAAATCCGTCATGGATCTTATCAAGGGATGATTGGTTAGCAATGAGAATAAGCCAGAATTTTAGTTTACAAGAACTGGTTTATTCTCCTACCGCTTTACACGCAGGAATAGACCAAGAAGAACATTTAGACACGAATGCAGTAGCACGTATTACGGCACTTGTATTAGCCATACTACAACCTGTTCGTGATAAGTTTGGACCTACAAAGGTGAATAGTTGTTTCCGTTCAAAACCTTTGAATGATCTTGTTAATGGGTCCAACAATTCAGCCCATTGTTGTCAAGGGACCAAAAGTGCGGCCGATATAGAGATATTAAGTGAAGATATTTCTAATTTAGAACTAGCTGAATGGATTAGAGATAACCTAGACTTTGACCAACTTATACTTGAAAACTATGCGCCTGATAGAGTTTCAAAGATTACTGGAAAGCCTGAAGGACCAAATAGTGGTTGGGTTCATGTGTCTTATTCATCGGTTGGAGACAATCGTAAAGAGGTTTTACGGATGGTTAAGAAGAACGGAAAAGCCAAATACTTTAGAGGACTTACAGAATAATTGGCCTACTTTGAGGTACGACGATCCCAATTATAAAATTTAACAAATCGGTTTCCTCGTATTTTGGGTTTTAATCGATAGTATTTTCTCTTCTTTTTTACTTCGTATTGAC